CGACATCGACGTCCGTGGTCCCGGCGCCGGCGGCGGTTGCGCCGATCGTGGCGACGTAGCGCACACCATCGAGCCGGGCGAACTGCGCGCCGGCGGCGACCGTGACAGACGCGTCGTGCGTCAGCGTGATCACCCCGGCCGCCGGGGCCGCTGGCCGCCGCGCGATCCCGTATTGCGCGCCGTGACGATCCAGATTGTCGGCCTCGGCCGTGAGCGGAAACGCCTGCCGCATGACCCACGCGAGCCGTCCGAACAGCGCCCAGATTTCCCCCGAGAGCACCGTCGCCGTCGGCTCGACATTGTTGCCGGGCGTGACCGCATCGACGCCCGGAAGATGCGCCCGGAACGCGGCGACGGCCCGCGCCTTGAGCGAGCGCAGATCGGGGATGTCGAACATTCAGACCTCTCCCCAATAGTGCGCAAACCGCTGCTCGAAGACTCGCTCGCCGGCGCGGCCGTAGAGCGTCACGTCGAGATCGAGCCGATTGCGCGCGGGCGCCGCCGCGCATTCGACGTCAACGCGCGCCACGACGCCGGCGTCGATCAGCGGCGCCAGCGCCTCGCGCGCGAACTGCGCCGCCCATCGCGCATCGGCGTCACGCGCCGTGCCGAAGTCCGTCACGAGCCAGAGCAGAGATCCGAGCGGCGGGGCGCCTGGATCGAGAACCCCGTCGCCCCACCATCCCCGCAGATCGCGACCAGCGCGCGCAGCCATCGGATGATCGGCCGGGCAGCGCGCGTCGGTGAACAGCAGATTGATCACCGCCGTCGCCAGATGCGCCGTCGCGCCAAGCCCGCCGCCGTTGCCGATCTCGCGCGGATCGGCCAGACGCCATTCGCCGAGGCCGGTCTGGGCATTCCAGACCGTATCCCATGGCAGCGCCGGCTCGGGAGGACAGACGCCGGCATAGACAGTGATGTCCTCGATCATGCCGGGCCGTTCTGTTCGATGTCATAAACCAGCGCGAAGACGACCTCGGACGGGCCGGCGCTCGTCATCACCGGCGCGAACACCCCGCCCTGCGATGGGTCGCCGCCGAGATAGACCTTCTTGCCGGATTTCCGCCAGACCTTGATGTCGCCGACGGAGTAGATCTCCTGCCCGTTCGGGCCGAGCAGCCGATGCACATTCTTGCGGTCGTCATGCAGGGCGACGCCGCCGGGCGGCAGGTTGCGCCGCCGGTGCTCCGGTGCGTAGGCCGAGATCATCGCTACGCGATCGCTGCGGCCGCCGAGCGCAAGGAGCAGACCCTCGGAGCCAGCCGGCGGATTCGATGAGACGCCGTAGTCCTGCGTCCGGTGGATTTTCTCGTAGCGGTCGCGCGCCAGGCCGCGCGCATCGACGAGCTGCTGGCCTTGGCGATCATCGACGGAATCGATCGACGCCCGGCGGATCATCGACCGGATGGCGTCGTCGTGCTCACTCCACATTGTCCGTCGCCTCGCTGTCGTCCGCCTTCCAGGCGGCGCTCGACTTCGAGCCCTTGCCGGCCTTGCCCTGATGCGCGCGGGGATCGACCAGTTCGAGCTGCGCCTGCGTGCCGGACGAGCCGTCCTGCGAATAGGTGACGCTCTCGATCAGCATGTCCTGCGCGAGCCCCAGAAACTGCGACTCCGTCCACACGAGCGCGCCGGGCTCCCATAGCGATCCGGCCTCATCCCGCCATGACGGCGTGGTGATCGAGGCCTTGAGGCCCGCGCCAGCCGCCCGGTTGCGTCGGTTCTTGGCGCGCTTCTTGAGCCGATCCTTGTCGGCGTCGTCGTCATGCACGACGATCAGCACGCGATCGCGCGTCACGCCAGCGTCGCGGGCGATTCCCTCGATCCGCAGAGCATCCGCGCCGGTCCCCTTCGGCGCCTGGCCGACGACGCGGTATTCCGAGTGCCGGTTCGAGCCGTCGTGATCGGCCGAGCCGCTCTCGATGTTCTTCCCCTCGAACAGGCCGCCCGCGTGCTTCTTGCGCGCCTTCGAGGCGTTGGTGATCTTGATCGAGCCGTCGGCCTGCCCGCTGAGCGTCGCTCCCTGCGCCCGCGCCAGCTTCTCGATGGCGCGGAATGCCGTCTCGCCCGGCGTCAGGTGATAGTCCACTGGCGTCAGATCGATGTCCGACGTGAACGTGACGCCCTTCGGCGCGATCGCGTTGGCGATTTCCAGCGGTGTCTTTTTTTTGAAGTCGGCAGTGTCGTGCTTGGCCGAGCAGTCAACCGCGTCCTGCCCCTTGGACCGACCCGAGATCGTCATCTCGGCCGAGTCCTTCGAAAAGCGCGGGCGGCGCTTGTCGACGTAGCCGGCGACGACCTTGTCTGCACCAGCCCTGATCTCGATCGGCGCGAACAGCGCGAAAAGTGCATTCGTCTGCGCGCCGCCAAGTTCGGCCGCGATCTCCATCTCGAACGAACGCGCTGCCTCCTTGAACGACGCGCGGATCATGACCCGCTTCCACGCCGTCCACGTCTGTCCGCCGACCGTCGCGGTGACGATCTCCTTCTGCTCGATCGTCACGGGGCGACGGCCTCGACGGTCGTCGGCATGTAGCCCGGATGCCGCACGCGATTGCGCGCCGCCAGATCATCGAGCCGATCAAGCGCCCCATACAGCGACCAGCACACCACCGTCGCCGGCAGCGAGCGCGGCAGGCGCGCCGCGACGACGGGGCGAAGATCGGCGATCGTCAGACCGAACCAGTCCGTCAGTCGGTCGCGCAGATCGCGCAGCGCATCATAGGCGTCTTCGTCGCGCTGATCCGCCGCAGCGTGCAACTCGGCCGAGAAGTCGGTCAGGATCGCCGCCCGGGCCGCCAGCGCTGCGGGGCGGTCTGCAAACGCGCGGTGCGCCATGGCCTCGGCGCGGGCGATCAGGAGCGCCGCGCGCGCGTAGCGCGCCGCCTCGTGCTGGTTCGCCGCCGCCTCAAGCGCCGCCGTCACGCCGACGAAGGCGCCGCCGGCGATCGGTCCGGAGAACCCGGCCGCGGCCTCGGCGAAAGCGGGCTCGACGTCGGCCGGCTGCATCGCGTCGGCCAGATCGCGCGCGTCCTGCGCGGCCGAGACAATCCAGCCGGGATCGACGCCGGACGTGCTGATCGCCGCCGGGGCCGCCGCAAGCCTGGCTGAAAGGCTGGCCGAGATCGCCAGCGATGACTCGGACGTGATCGTCGCCTCGGCCCGGGTCGCCTCAAGGGTCGCCGGCAGTGTGGACAGCGCGTCGAGCGCCGCCTCGACGGCAAGGCCAGGCGCCGCCGCCGTGACGATGTGGTTGGCGAAGTCGGCCAACGCCGCGACGGCGCGGTCGGCTGCATCGAAGACAAGCTGCGCCAGCGAGAGAACCGACGCCAGAGCGCCCGCCGCGCCCTCGCGGACGAAGGTCAGATCGAAGGCGACGAACCCGAGCTTGTCCTTCTCGAACGCCCTCTTGATGTCCTGCAGGTGAGCGCGCACCGGCCCGTCGATCGGCAGGACCAGCGGACCCGCGCCGCGCTGTTTGGCCAGCGCGCGCAGCGCCTGCGCGCTCACAAGCGCTGCGTCGCCGGCGACGTAGGCCGTGACGTCGAACGACCCGGCCTTCTGGCCAAGATCTTCGACGAACGGCAGATCGCGATTCGGGAACTCGTGAACGACCAGCCGCCGCCCGTCCGGCGCCGTGTCCTTTTCGACGCGGAACGGAACGCCCTTGTAGCTCGCCGGCCAGAGCGCCGCCGCCCAATCGACCATGACGCGCGCCCTCTATTGCGAGTCCGGCGAGGACGTCCCCGTCGAGCCCGGGCCGTTCGAATGCAAGCGGACCTTGCCCATCTGGTCCGCCACCTCAGCGCGGATCAGGCCTTTGATGGCGCCGTCGTTCACCGTGATCGTCACCGGCACCTTGACCGTCGCCTCGCCGCTCACTTCGGCCTTCGCGGTGATCTGGTCCGGCTTCACGACAGCTTCGACCTTGCCGCCGTCGAGAGGCGCAACCGGGACGGGGGGCGTCGCCGGCGCATCAAGCCCAGCCGGGCGGCGCGGAGGCAGCGGCGCAGCTCCCTTCGGGAGCCCCTGAATCAGCGTGTCGGGATAGCGCGCGAAGCCCTCGCGATCCGGATAGTTCGTCCCCATCCCGAACCAGGGTGCGTTCGGCTCGGGCGGAAGCCGCGGCATTGCGGCGTTGATCGTGTCGGTCGACTTCGCGCGCTCGGCCCGGGCGATCGACTCCTGCCGCGCGATCTTGTCTTCGAGGCGCTTGACATGGGCCGCCAGCGCGGCGTTGCCGGGCATCCGCGCGGCCTGCGCCCGGCGCACGTCCAACTCCTTCCGTGTCGTCGCCGCATCCTGATCGGCCGCAGCCGCAGCCGAGTCATGCCGGGCCGATGTCCAGCCCGATGCCGTCTGCCGCGCCCCGAGCGTATCGTCATCCCACTGGCGAACCTCGCGCTCGCGATCAGCGCGGATCGAGTCGACGATGCTCGCGCCCGCCTTGGACAGCGCCGACATGAGGCCCGCGCTTTTCGCCTGCGCTTCGAAGGCCTCCATCTTCTTGGCCAGTTCATCCATTCGCTCAGAGGCGTTGCGGATGTTCTGGTCGAAGACGATGGCGGCAAGACGCCCAGCGGCATCCGTAGCCCGGTCATAGCCTTCTTTCAGGCGATCGAGGCCGCTCTTGGAGTCGTTGGCGATCCTGTCGAGATTGCGCTGCACCGTGCCGCTCGACTGCGCGATCTGCGCCTGCAGTTCCGCGACCTTTGACCATCCGCCGAGCAACGCCCGCATGCCGCGGGCAAACTCCATGTCTGTGAACAGTTGCGGCAGCTTCGACAGGTCGCCCTTGAGCGCCTTGTCCGACAATTCGACGAAGACCGACAGGAGGTCTTTGCCTTCCTTCCGCGCCTTCTCCATCTCCTTGCGCAGGTCGATGCCGAACTTCGAGAATTTCTTCGCGGTCTCTTCGCTCTCCATCTTCGCGAAGATGTTCTGCGCTGAAGCCGCCGCCTCTTCAGCCGTGCCCGTGCCGGCGCGGATGACCTGCAACATGGCGACGAGCTTTTCGAGGCCGGCCTGCCCCTCGATGCCGATCGCCTTCACGGCCGGCAGGATCGACGGCAGATAGCGCGCTGCGTCCTTCAATTCGAACTTGCCGAGTTCGCCGCCCTTGGCCAGAGCGTCCTGCGCCGCCTGCAACCCCTCGATGCTGATCTTCATGTGGTCAATCAACGCCGTCGACGAATTCGCAATGTCCTCGACCGATGCGCCGGACGCCTGCGCCGTCCGCGCGACGGACGGCATCATGCCCATCGCTTCCTGAAACGACCGCCCAGACGCGACGATCTGCTCCATGCCGCCCGAAACCTGATCGAACGACAGCGCGGTCTGGCGCGACAGATCGCGCAGTTGCAACATGCCGCGGCGCGTCTCTTCCGGGCTGGCGTCGCCGGTGATGCCGATGCGCGACATCCGGCGATCGGTCTCTGCGGCGCGGGCGTGCGCCTGTTGCGCCTTGGTCAGCGCGCCATAGGCGACGACGACGCCCGCGATTCGCGCCGCCATCCCCATGGCGCTCGAATTCATGCGGTCGAAGACGCCGGCGTTCGCCGCGGCGACTCCCTTCATGCCGCGAAGCTGGCCCTCGAACTTCTTGACCTTAGCGCCGGCCGTGGCGAAAGCGCGCCCCATGTTGTCGCGCGCCTCGATGAGGGCGAGGGCGCGCATCACCTTGTCGGCCATTCTTCAGCCCTTCCTCAGAGCAAGCGCATCAACCCCAATCGAGAGCCACTCCGACACCTCAGCGAAGGTGAGCGCGCTGACTTCGCCGATCGTCGCGACCTTCGCGCCAAACACCAGAACGCCGAGCGCGCGCCTCAGGTCGCCGGCCGGCTCTTGGAGAAAAAACCAAGGATCGCTTCCTCCATAGCCATCGCATCCTCGATGCTCGCGGCGTGAATGATGGCTTTGCCGTTTGGCGTCTCGATCAACAGTTCGAGATACGCCGTCAGCTTCTCGTAGTCGATCAGCGGTTCGATGGCGGCATTGGTCCAGACATAGGGCCGACCGCCGAGCGCGAGATAATTCCCAGCGGTCGGCGGCCGGAACGAAAGCTCCGAGACCGGCGCGTCGCCGATCATCACCGGCGATGAAAGTTTCACGATCTTCGACGCCATGGCTCAGGTCACCCGCCGCGGCGGATGTAGCTGGACGTCGCGAAGGACAGCGACAGGCCGGACACTTCGCCGGTGCTGCGGTCGATCGACGCGCGGCCGGAGAACCGCGCGCCGTTGATGACGTGCGAGACGCCGGTCTGCGCCTCGACGATCGAGACGACATAGGGGCCGCCATTGGCGATCACCGGCCATGCCTCGCCGCGATCCCGGAATGTCACCGAGACCATGCCGGCCGCCGGCCGATAGGACATATCGACCGACGAGTCCGCGTTGACGATCTCGCTCTTGTCGTAGCGGTCCGTGTCGAACTTCGGCATCTCGGTCAGCACGTAGGTCGTGCCGTTGAGCGTGATTTCGACGTCGCCGCCGTAGGCATTCATGGCCATCTGTCAGGCTCCGATTTTTCGAGGGATGGTGCGGCGCGCGCGTCAGGCGGCGATCGCCGGCGCCTGCGAATAGAAGGTCGCGTTCGCGGCGAAGATGTCGCCGGGATTGACGCGGTCGATCGGCAGATAGGCGTTTGTTCGCGCCGAATTCTGCGGATCGCGTTCGACGCGCAGGTTCTTGGCGAACCACTCCGGATTCTCGAACACGCCGCGGGCGCACAACTCGATGTAGGCGGCGATGATCGTCGCGGCCTGCGCCTCGAACGTCGTCAGAGCCAGCAGCGCGCGCGGGTTGCGATCCGCCAGCGCCTTCTGGCCATGCGCGGCCTGCCACGACGCCTTGATGAACGCGAGTCCTCCGGACGCCTGGAACATCGACTGGATGTCGCGGAACGTCGTGTCGGGCTGGCCGAACGCGCCGAGGCGGTTCATGGTGATGAACTTGTCGATCATCACCGTGCCGAACGGATCGACCTGCCACGTCGAGATGCCGCTGCGCAGCAGGGCGTCGCGCGTCGCGTAGGCCGGCCATATCGAGCGGTCGCGCGGCGGCTTGAGCCCGAGCACCGCGCGGTTCGTCTGGTTGCGCGAGACGTTGCCGAGCGTCACGTCCTGAAGCCACAGGAACTGCGCGGCGGCGAACCCGGCCGCCATGATCCACGAGGGAGTCGGCGTGCTGGCGAGACGGCCGGCGACGGTGATGTGCCGATCGTTGCGGCCGAGGCCGAGCGACGTCAGCGTCCCGGTATTGCCGGTCGCCACGCCGAGCGCGTGGCCGAACGACATGCGCTGCGGCGCCCAGCGGCCCGACGTGTCGTTGAGCGCCGTCGCCACGGCGTCGAGCGACGTCGAGTCGGTCCAGGGCAGTACGATCATGTCGGCCGGATCGTCGCCGAGCGCGGCCAGCGCCGCCGTCAGCGTCGGCACGCCGGAGCCGGCGACGCCCGAGGCGATCGTCAGCCAGCTCGTGGCGAAAACGTTCGGCGAGTCCGTCGGGATATGGATGTCGGTCTCGCCCGACAGCGCGCCCGTATGCCGGGCCGTGACGGTGACGACATTCGAGGCCGAGGCCGCCGTGACATGCAGCATCGCGCCGGTCAGCGGATCATACATGCCGTTGATGGCGGCGGCGATCGAGGCCGCGACCGTGGTCGCGCTGTCGCCGGCGACGACCGTCACGCCGAGACGCTCGCCCTCGACGTCGAGAAGGCCGAAGCCGCCCGCGGCCGGAACCGTGCCGACGGTGATGGTCCATGTCGCCGCTGCGCCGGTCTCGGCGACGGGCACGACCCAGATGTCCTGCACCGGCGCCTGCCGGCGAGCCATCACCCACATGTTGTAGAGCATCGAGCCAGGGCCGGTCAGCGCCGCGGCCTCCTGCAACGAAGACACGCGCGCCGGCGTCGCCGCCGCGAGCGAGCCCGCCGTCGTCTTGTGGCCGAGCAGCACGAGGCGCGACGACGCCTCATACTGGCCGCCGGAATTCACTTCGAAGGCGAAGATCGGCGCGACCAGATTCGCCGGAATGGTGTTGAAGCCGATCGGCATGTCACTTCTCCTTCGTGACGGGCTTGGCGGGCGCGCTCGGCGTGGGCGCGACGCGAATCAGCGTCCCGTCGGCCAGAAGCGCGTGGATGAACGGGGCGGCGTCGTCGGCCTCGAACGGCTCCGACGGCAGCAGCGGCGCGCCTGCGCGCGCGACGTCGGGAACCCGCGCCGACGGATCGGCGAGGCGCACAGTGATGCGAGCCATGATGTCCTCAGGGGTTGTCGAAAGTCGCCGCGACGTCGTGTTCGTCGTCGGTCGGCATCGTCTCGCCGCGATCAATGTTGGCGCGGATCGTCAAGCCTTGGTGCGCGAGAAGCGTCGTCGGCGCGGCGATGCGCGCCGCGAATGTTTCCGCAATCGCGCGATGCGGTGACGCGACGGGCAAAGCCTTAGCGACTGCGCGCAGCGGCTCCGGCAGAGCATCAAGCCCGGAGCCGCGCGCTTCACCCGGTTCCGGCCAGCAGTCGCCGTGAATCTGCGCGGCGATCTGCAAGGAGCGCTGCGCGAGACGGACGGTTCGATCGGCGTCGCGCAGCGGGATCGACTGCATCGACCGGACATGCCAGCCAACGGCGTTCAGAAGATCGCCGCCGGCGCGCATCTCGCGCGGGTCGAGACAGCGGCGGACCTCGGCCTCAAGAAGATCCAGCAGAGCCTCGCGCTCGGCGTCCGTCGGATGCGGCATACCGGCACCGACGACGGCCGTCGTGCCGTCGTCCATCGTCACTTCGACGTCGCCGCGCGTGGCGATCAGCAGTTCAATGACGAGCGTGATCGACTGGCGATCAACGCCCTGCGTGCCGGAGAACGGCGCACTGTCGTGCTCTTCGCAGTAGACGACGGCCATCGGAACGGCCTCGATTTCGTCGAGTCCGTCGATCGGATCAATGCGCGAGTCGTAGACGCAGGCGCGGGCAATTGTCGGGAATGCCGTCGCGCCTGTCGGCGCCAGCGTCTCGCAGACGGCGGCGCGCAGGGCGAGGCGGGACAGCATCGGTCAGGCTGCGTTCACACGGCACTGGTAGCGGCCGGAGTCGTCGTAATCGGCCGTCTGGACGACGTAGCGCGCGCCGGTTTCGACATTGACGAACACGTCGCCGCGACGGACGACGCCGGCGGCCATCGCCACGTCGAGGATGTTCTCGCGCGCGGCGAGCCCAGGCCGGCGGTTCATGGTCGTGTCAGCAATGTTCGCGAGCGCGCCGTCTGCGTCGATCTCATCGAGAATGCCGATCACGTTGCATGACGCGCGCGACGGGTCCGGCTCCGGCGGCGCGTTGACGTTGGCGCTGGCGCGCATCGGCATATGCGTGAAGGCGACGCCATAAAGCGGCTCGATCGCGTCGGCATAGGCGCTGTCGAGCAGCGTGCGGAACGCCGACGGCATGGCGGCTGATCAGTCGGCCTTGGCCGCCTTGGCGGCGACCGCTTCGGCCGCGCCGGTCGCCTTGTAGGCAGCAGCAGAGTCCGCGTCGCAGTCGAATTCCTCGCCGGGCTTGACCTCGCGCAGCGGCGTCGCCTTCGTGTAGGTCTTCGTCTTGTCGTCGAATTCCGGCTTGCCGGCCGCGACAAAAATCGAATGAACAGCGCGCATCTTCGGCATTGGGTGCTCCAATCGGAAACGAAAAAGGCGGGGCGCAATGGCCCCGCCTTCGCGGATAGTGAGAGGACGATTCGACGTCAGGCGACGACGGTGGCCTTGAGGGTCGCGTTCGGGTTGACCGGGACCATCAGCGGCGCCGACTGCGTGACGATCTGCTCGATCGCGACGTCGCCGGTGGTCACATAGTTGCGCATGAAGACGGGCAGCGCCTGGAAATTGGCGTTGACGTCCATGATCGCGCCGAAGCAGCGATAGCCCTGAACGGCAGGACCACTCAGCACGACGTCCTTCGGAGACATGATCGCCACCGAAGAGCCGGCCGACTCGTAGTAGTCGTTGTAGACATACACATCGAGGCCGAGGCCGAGCGTTCCGACGTAGCGAACTTCTCCCGTGCCGATCAGGCCCGTGCGGAAGTTGATGTCGGTGCCGCGGCGCTGCGTATCGAGTTCGTCGCGGATTTCCGTGTCCTTGCGGAACACGGCCCATGCCTCGGTGCCCATGGTCAGCGTCGTCGCCGCGCCGCCGAACGGAGCGGCATGGAGCTTGTCCTGCCAGCTCTGGATCAGAGACAGGATGGACACGCCGGAGTCGCCCCAGCGTGCGCCGACGCCGAGGGTGATGGTGTGCGTCGCATCGCGTGCGAAATCCACCGTCACTGCCGGATAGTCGTCGCCATCGACCACGACCTTGCCGTCGATGATCGCCTTCGCGGCCATCCACTCCCACCGACGCTCAACGGCGCGACGATGATAGGCCATGATGTCCACCTTCACCGCATTGTAGCGCGCGGCGAGGGTGGAATCGCCCGGCGCCAGCAGCGTGCCGGGGCGGCGCGAGAGCGCGCGCATCGGCGAGACCGGATCGGAGGGCTTGAGGTAGGCCGGCTTGAAGCGCGCGGCCTGGCTCTTCTCCTCATAGATCGCGCGGCCCTGCGCCATCGGGACGACGAATGGCGCCAGCTTGCGGCCGGCCTTCGGGATCTTCTCGAACTCGATGTATTCGGAGTCGAACGTGATCTCGTTCGGGAAGAGCATGCCGAGCCAGTAGTTCAGCGGCGACTCCTGCTCGCGATAGACGGCCAGAAGTTCGCGGGTGTCCCAGATGTTGGGGTTCTCGAAAGCCATTGTCGTGCGCCTTTCTTCCGCGCGTCAGCCGATCAGAGGCGCTTGCGGATGATGATGTTGGTCGGAGCCGGCGAGATGCGGAACGCAGCCGCCTTCTTGGCGTCGGTGTCGTAGTCGGCATGCCAGACGAGCGCGTCCGGGTTGAAATTCCCGGCGCGATAGACGGCGATGCGGTCCGAACCGCCGACGCCGGTCGCGATGCGCGCGGTGGTGACGCCGATCGGGACGATGGCGGTCGCCGAGGTCTTCGCCATCGCGAGATTGCCCGAGCCGTCGAGTCCGACGACCGAATAGGCCTCGATCGTCGTGCTGGCGCCGACCGGGAAGTCCTCGGTGACGGGATCGGGGATCGCCGAGTTGAACAGTTCATTGGTGATGTAGGTGTCCGACGACTCGAACGAGGCGACGCCGGGAACCTTCTGCGGGATTGCGGTGGTCATGGTTCAGGGTCCTTTCTGGTTCGCCGGTTCACTTCGCGCCGCCGGTGAGGCGTCGATGATCGGCAAGGGCGCGGGCCGCGACGCTTTCGTTTTCGGCCGTCTTCTGGCCAGGCTGCGCGCCGACCGCGTTGACGCCGGTCTCGGCGACGATGGCGGCGAGATCGATCGGCTTGGCCTCGATGCGCGGCGACGACGCCAGCACCTTGCCGGCCTGCTCGGCCGAAAGATCGGTCTCGATGGCGAGCGTGCGCGCCTGCGCATCGCGGCCTTCGGCCTCGGAGTGCGCAAGGATCGCGCCGATGCGGGCGCGTTCCTGACTGGCGCCGAGCTTCACGCCGTCGGCGTGCGCGGCGGCGACGGCCCGGTCGAGATCGGCCTTCGTGATGCCCGCGTTCTCGGCGGCGGGCGCGCCCGTGGTCTCGCTCATTGTGAGTCCTTTCGGAAGCGAGGTTGAGGAGCGCCCTTTCGGGGCGCGCGAAAGCTCGGCGAGCACGGACTCGAACGAGCCGACCCGATCAGCGAGGCCCGCCTCGACGGCGGCCGCGCCGATGAAGACGCGCGCCTCGGTCTTGCGCGCCATCTCGGCGCTCAACCGCTCGCCGCGGCCGAGCGCCACGGTCGAGAGGAATTGCTGGTAGAACGCATCGATCTCCGCTTGCAGATCGGCGCGCACGCTGTCCGGAAGCGGCTGCATCGAATTGCCGTCTGCCTTGTGCGCGCCGGCGAAGATGATCGTCGGCTTGATGCCCTCGTCGGCCAGCGCCTCGGAATAGTCGGCGTGAACCATGATGACGCCGATCGATCCGGCGACACCGGTCGGCGTCGTCACGATCTCGGTCGCGCCGGACGCAATGGCGTAGCCAGCGCTCGCCGCCATGCCGTTGACGACGGCGACGACCGGCTTGATCGCAGCGACCGCGCGCACAGCGTCCGCCGTTTCCAGCGCGCCGATCGCCTCGCCGCCGGGCGACGACATATCGAGGATGATCGAGCGGACCTTCGGGTCGGCCGCTGCGACGCCGAGCTGGTGCTTGATGCCCTCATAGGAGACGAGGCCGGAATTCGCGCCGATCCAGGCGCCGCGATTGACCAGCGATCCGGCGACGGTGATGACGCCGACGCCATCAGGCGTGCGCCGATATGGAAGCCACGCGATCGGCTTACCATTCGCGTCCCGCTCGACTCCGTCGCCGACGAAGCGGCTGGCCTCTGGCGCAAGACCAGCGGCGTCAATCCGGATTCGGCCGGCCAGCACGGACATGATCACGGCCGCCTTGTCCGGCGTGATCATCAGCGGCCGGTTCAGCGCCGCGTCGGCGATGCGCGCGAGGAAAGCGCCGCTCACCGCACGCCACCCGCGCGAATGGCGAACCGGGCCGGGCGCACGGTCTGGCCGATGCTGGCGGCGCACTCGCCCTCAAGCCGGGCGATCTCGCGACCGAGCCAGCGCCCGTCAGCCTTCGCATACTTCACGGTCTTGCCGCGATGCGTGACCTCGGCGACAGCGCCGCCGAGCGCAAGCGTCCGCTGGGCGGCCCGCAACGCCGCCAGCGCGGCGCAGGGATCGTCCCAATCGATCGTGTCGGCCATCCGCTACGCTCCGTTCATCGCCTTGTCGTGCGCCGCCATCTCGGCCGCGTCCGACTCGCGCGCCCCGGCCGTCATCTCGGGCAGGCCGAGGCGCCGGCGCTCGTCGCGCTCGCGCGCGAGCTGCTCGTATTGCTCTTCCCAATCCTCGCCGCGCTCGGCGAAAGCCTGCTCATCGGTCATGAGGCCGGCTTCCTTCATCGCGGCGACGGCCTTGGCGTCCTTCCACGGATCGCCGGACGGCCGCTTGCCGCCGCGCCAGTTCGCCATCACCGCGAATCCGCGCTGCGCCAGAAACGCGCGATAGCCGCCGGGATACGGCACTGTGCCGGCGGCGATCTCCTCGTCGAGCCACGCCTCGTAAATCGGCTGCAACATCCGCGCGCCGATGATCTGTCGGCGGTAGAGCACAACCTGCCAGATCTCGGCCGTCGCCTGATTGATCGTCGCGTAGGACGCGCCGAAATAGTCGCCGGTCGCCTGTTCGAAGGTCAGGCCGAGGCAGCGCGCGATCTCACGCAGCAGGATTCGGGAGAAATCCGGATAGGTCGAATTAGGATGCTCGGAGCGGTTGAACTTGAGCTTGTCGCCCGGAAACAGCGTCGCGATTTTGCCGAACCGGCCGAGGTCGATGCGCGCGCCGTCATAGAACGCTTTCTGCGCTTCAAGCAACGCCATGCCGTCGCCGGCCGGCGCAATTCCCTGCTCGACCTCGTCCTGAAAGCCGCGCAGAGCCTGTTCGGTCGGCGCGTCGCTTTCCAGCGTCGCGGCGAAGATCGACTGAAGCAGCGCGGCGGTCAGCGTCGCGTCGGCGAGTTGGTCGAACTGCCTCACCACCTTGAGGGCCGGCGTCAGCGCCGAGATGCCGCGGACCTGCCCGGGCATTCCGTCGAAGACGTGCACCACCGCCGGGCGGCCCGTGCGAGCGCGCGCCCTGACGTCGATGATCTGCGTCTGCCCGTCGATCATCGCGTCCTGCTGGATGCGATAGCCGAGCGGCGCGCCGTAGGCATCGAGCCGGACGCCCTGGATAAGGCGATCCATCTGGTTCGATTCCTGCGTCACGCGCCACGATTCGAGCAGCAACGCCTTGAGCGCCGGCGCGCCGGGCTCCCGCCTGATCTGCGGCAACGTGGCGACGATCTCGCCGGTGGCGATCCAGTGCCGGAACGCCGTCGCGGTCATGTGGCCGAGCGAAACGCGCGCCTGCGCATCGCAAGCGCGCGGCGATCCGGCCCAGAG